TTCATCTTTTTTTGTCCCTTTACACATCAAAAGGCTAGCCCAATGGGAGCGCGCGGACGCCGGTCTGCCGGGTCTTCCGCCGTCGTAATTCCGGGCAATTTCGGCCAGCGTGCCGAACCGCCCGAGGACTTGACGCCGGAAGAGGCCGTGATCTGGCGAGGAACGGTATCGAGCGAGCCAGCCGAGTTTTTCAATACGGCCGCTCTGCGAGCAATGCTGAAGGACTATTGCTGCCATCGCGCCGAGGCCGATCGCATCACGTCGATTGTTCGGCAGTTCAAGACTGACTGGCTGAAGAGTTCGGAAGGGATGAAGCGCTACCAAGTGCTCCTGAAGGCGCGCGATCTGGAATGCCGAGGTGCAGCTGCAATGGCGCGCGCTCTCAGACTTACAAATCAATCGCGGTTCAGATCAGACACCGCCGGCACTGCCGCAAAGCATGCGGCGAAGGGCAGAACGATGCCGTGGGACTTTGATGGCGAAGAAGAAGACAAACAGTAAAACCCGCGGCGAGAAGAACATCGAGTGGATTGAGAGATATCTGCGGATCCCCGAGGGAAAGTTTGTCGGGCAGAAAGTTGAACTCCGGTCCTGGCAGAAGAAAGTAATCCGCGGGATTTACGACTCGCCGACCCGGCGGGCGATTGTTTCCTTCGGCCGTAAGAACGCGAAGACCACGCTGGCCGCGATGCTGCTCTTGCTGCATCTCGTGGGCAGGGAGGCGCGTCCTAACTCGCAGCTCTACAGCGCGGCGCTCTCGCGCGATCAGGCAGCGTTGCTGTTCGGGCTCGCGGCGAAGATGGTCCGCATGTCGCGGGAACTCGCGCATCTGGTCAACGTGAAGGAGGCTGCAAAGGAGCTCGTCTGCGAGGGGATAGGCACGCGCTATCGCGCGCTCTCTGCCGAAGCCTCAACGGCTTATGGTCTCTCACCAGCGTTTATCGTTCACGACGAGCTCGGCCAGGTGAAGGGGCCGCACTCGAAACTCTATGAAGCGTTGGAAACGGCGACGGGTGCGCAGGACGATCCGCTGAGCGTGGTCATCTCGACCCAGGCCCCGACCGATGCAGATCTGCTTTCGCTTCTGATCGACGACGCCAAGACCGAGGCGGATCCGAAAACGAAGCTGTTTCTGTTTGAGGCGGATATCGACGCCGACCCGTTTGCCGTCAAAACCATCAAGCAGGCAAACCCGGCGTACGGCGACTTCCTCAACGCCGAGGAGGTCAAGGCGATGGCCGAGGCCGCGCGCCGGATGCCGAGCCGCGAGGCTGAGTTTAGAAACCTCGTGCTCAACCAGCGCGTGGAGGCGTCGAGCCCGTTCGTGTCGCGCCTGCTTTGGCAGAGTTGCGGCGGCGAGGTGATCGACAGTTTCGACGGCCTCGAGGTCTACGCCGGCCTCGACCTGTCGTCGGTCAGCGACCTGACGGCTCTCGTGCTGATTGCCAAGCATCAGGGCGTTTGGCACGTCAAACCGACCTTTTGGCTGCCGGCCGATGGGCTGGCGGAGAAGGCCCGCACCGATCGCGTGCAATACGATGTCTGGAATGAAAAGGGTTTCCTCGAGACGACGCCGGGAAAGACGGTCGACTACGAGTGGGTTGCGGTTTATCTGCGAAACCTGTTCGACACTTTGAATGTCCGCAAGGTCGCCTTCGACAGCTGGAACTGGACGCATCTCAAACCGTGGCTACTCAAAGGCGGCGGCTTCGACGAGGATCAAGTGGAAGCCCACTTCGTTGAGTTCGGCCAGGGCTTTAAATCTATGGCTCCAGCGCTCCGCACTTTTGAGACAAAACTCAAAAACGGGCAGATTGCGCACGGGAACCATCCTGTTCTGGCGATGTGCGCGATGAACGCCGTCGTGCAAGTCGATCCTGCCGAGAACCGTAAGCTCGTAAAAAACAAAAGCCACGGCCGCATTGACGGCATGGTGGCGCTCGCCATGGCGCTCTCTGTCGCTGTCACCGAAGAGGAAGAGCGCGCTCCCGAGTATCAGATGATTTTCGTTTAAGGCGGCCTGCCCTTTCAGTCGCCTTAACCCGGCAGCTCCCTGTCGGGCCTTGGCCCCGCGCCTGCTCCCTCGGCGCGGGGCTTTTCCTTTCTGCTAGGAGGCTGACATGAAAGCTATCACTGCAACCGACAGGGCCATCGATAAGGCGATTGTCGATGCCATCAAGACATTCCTCGCCACCTATAACCAGACCAAGCTGGCGGCCGATACCGGCACTTGGGATTGGGCGAAGGCGGAGAAGCATTTTGTCAAGCGCATGATCGCCAAGAACCGTCGCGGGGCTACTGGCTTCCAGGGCGACATTAGCCAAATCGGGCAGGTCCCGTAATGAATAGGGCCTATTCGGTTCTCACGGTTAAGTCCGTCGAGGACGAGAGGCGGATAATTACGGGGGTTGCCACTACGCCCACGCCCGACCGCGTTGGCGACATCGTAGAGCCGAAAGGCGTCCGCTTCAAAAACCCGATGCCGCTATTGCTGCACCATCGCAGCGATCAGCCTGTCGGCACGGTCAAGTTCAACAAAGCAACAGACGAAGGGATTACGTTTGAGGCGCGCTTGCCACAAATCGACGTGCCCGGAACTCTGAAGGATCGCGTGGACGAGGCGTGGCAGTCGATCAAGGCGGGCCTCATCAGGGCCGTGTCGATCGGTTTCCGGGCTCTTGAGTCGTCGTTCATGGACGATGGTGGCGTCCGGTTCCTCGAGACCGAGGTGCTCGAGTTATCGCTCGTGGCCATCCCGGCGAATGCCGAAGCGACTATTCAAACAATTAAAGCAATCGATGCTGCTTGCATCGACTTCCCTACCGAACTCCTTGCCGCGTCAGGCAATGAGGAGAGCGGCCCTAGTGCATCTCCCGGCGTCTCGGGAAAAAGCGTCAGACCCAAACCCAAGACAACGGAGAGAAAAATGAAAAGTTTTGCAGAACAGCGCGCGGCTCTTGAGGAGCAGCGCGTAACCAAAGCTGCCCGCATGGAGGAGATCCAGAAGGCAGCTGGCGAAGAAGGCCGCACGAAGGATGAGGCCGAAAAAGAGGAGTTCGACACGCTGCGTGATGAAATCAAATCCATCGACGCAGAGGTCGAAGACCTCACGGCAATGGAAGCATTGGCCGTCAAGACCGCCAAGCCGGTGAATGGCAGCACGTCCGAGGAAGGTACCAACTCGCGCTCGCCGCATATCGTCGTGCGGGAGGCTCCTGGCCTTCCAAAGGGCATCGCCTTTGCTCGCCTGGCGCGATGCAAGGCGTTGTCGAGGATCGATCAGATCCCGGCTTACGAGGTTGCCAAGCAGCTCTACCCGGATCACACCGAGCTTCAAGCCATTCTGCAGAAGACCGCAGTGGCTGCCGGCACGACGACCGTGACGGCATGGGCCGGCGCTCTCGTTAACAACAGCAATGCGTTCGCCGACTTTGTCGAGTATCTCCGCCCCATGACCATCATCGGCCAGTTTGGGCAGAACGGCATTCCCGGACTTCGTCGGGTGCCCTTCCGCACCATCCTTCCGTCGATGACGGCCGGCCACACCGGCTATTGGGTAGGAGAAGGTCAGCCCAAGCCGGTTTCAAAGCCGACGTTCGCGAGCACTTATCTGCTCCCGTACAAGGCCGCGGCTATCTCGGTCGCAACGATGGAACTCCTGCGCGATTCAAACCCAAGTGCAGAAACCATCATTCGCGACGACATTGCCAAGGCTGTTGCGGCTCGGCTCGACACTGACTTCCTCGATCCGCAGAAGGGTGCAGACTCAGCCTCGCCGGCTTCCATCTCGAACGGCGTCACCGTGATCAACTCAAGCGGTCGCGATGCGGATTCCGTCCGGGCTGACTTGGTGAGCGTGATGGCTGCATTCATTGCCGCCAACAATGCGCCAACGACTGGCGTTTGGGTCATGTCGGCAATCACAGCATTGCAACTGTCCCTGCTGACCAATGCTCTCGGCCAGCCTGAGTTCCCCGGCATGTCGATGACAGGTGGCCGCTTGCAGGGCCTCCCCGTCATCACCTCGGAGTATCTCGGCTACACCACCGACTCGCCGACCGAGGGTCGCGACGTGTTCCTCGTGAACGCGAGCGACATCTGGTTTGCGGACGACGGCGGGATCGACGTGGCCATGTCGACCGAGGCATCGCTGCAGATGGACGATGCACCGACCAACGCGTCGGGGCCGTCAGTCACGGCTACCTCGATGGTGTCCATGTGGCAGACCAACAGCATCGCCTTCCGTGCAGAGCGCACCGTTTCGTGGGCTCGGCGGCGCAACGAAGCTGTGCAGCAGCTTGCCCAGGTCGAATGGGGTGAGGCTTCAGGGGTG